TAATCTTAAATCTTTTACATAAGCAACAGATCCACTAGTTTGTCCAACTAATTTCATACCAACTGTTAAATATCCAGAATATAAACCCTGTGCTTCTAGACATAAAGAATCTATGTCAATATTTAAAGTTTTTGAAGATGCACTATAAGAATCTGGTATAGATTCTGATGTAGAGTATGGATTTATTGTATATGTTACAGATGGATCATTAAATGATCCCTCTTTGTGATTAGATTTTGCTACCCTAAAAGTAATTAAATTGGAACTTCCAAAAGATCCAACTACAGTTTCCCCAACCACAAATGCAGATGAGGCACCATAATTTTGTAAAGTTGAACTGTTTGCAATTTCAATAAGTTTTGGAATAAAATCTACTCCACTATTTCCATCTAAAAATTGATAAAATCTTGTTAGAGGTTTTAAATTTACAGCAGTAAACCCAGTATTTCTGGATCTCATGTAAAGTTCTACACCACTAGCAATTACTCTATCTTGTGTATTAGTAGTTGTAGATTGACCTACAACTGCCCATCTTCCTGTAGCTCTTAACCAAACCCAGTTTGTTTGATTGACATTAACATCCTGCAATCTTATAGTTCTTACCCAACTATCACTTGGTGGATTTAACTTAATAGTACCGCTATAAGATACAACTTTAAAAGGATTTACATTTTCAACTTTTGTTGCAAATGATTGTTCTATCCAACCAACAGAATCATATTTTAATGTGATTACATCACCAGTTTTTTGAGTATTTGAATCAAATAACTCAAAATTTGCACTTGAATTAAAGTTTTCATCGGTAGTATTTTCTAAAGAAACTGGTTTTAAATTAATACTATTTTTTGAAACTCTAGGTCTTAATTCATTATTATCTGTATCAACTTCTACAGTAGACAATGTAGTATTGAATAAATCTGAATTTTTAAAATCATCTACAAAGAATCCACTCTTAAATCTATTCAAACCTTGAGTATCTTGTACCTGCAACGTTTCAGTTTTTAATTCTAACAAGCTTAAAGATGTTACTCTTTCTAATGTTTCAACTCTATCCTCAATTCTTCCAATATCTCTCATTGTATATCTTCTATTATCAGCAAGAGAAACTCTTGAATCTCTTGGATTATAAAGATATGGTGGTAGAGTAATGGTTGCTATTTCCATTACATCATCAGGTTTAGTTGGAGATTTTGGATCGACTGATGGAACTCCCTGCGAAACAATAAATTCTCCAAGTTTGTTTAAATAAAGTTTATCTATTCTCCCTAGGTAAAAATCATAATCAACTAAAGAACTTTCATTAGGTGATAGGATAATTTTAGGATCATTTCCAAATGATCTTGAGAAAAAATCAAATGGTGATGTTGAGGATCCGCTAAAAACAGAAACTCTTGGTCTGAAATCTAAAGTATCCGATGCTCTAACATCACTATTTTCTCCAACAAATGGAATGTCTTCAGAAAATCTTTCAGCATCATAACTATTTACTGTAAATAAATCTCCGTTATCTTCGGAGGCGACAGAATAATAATCAAATACAGTCAAAATCTGTTTTGATGGTTCAGATTCTCCTGATCTTCTAATAATTTTTGAATAATCATAATATTGTTCTTTTTGTCCTTTATCTAAAGTAAACTTATTTGTAATATTTCTATATTTTCCTAGTGTAATTGAAGTTATACTTGTTTTGATATTTGATTCTTCAAAAGTTACTTCTTCATCTGATGAAAATTGACTATTATTTAAATATACTACTCCTAAAGTATTCGAAGATGGTTTTGATACAATTCTTGCAATAGTATTTGTATTACTACCTATAATATTTTCTCCAATAATTGCATTATTATCAACGTTTGCAATGGCACTGAACGAAATTTGATCCAAAACAGGTTGATTAGTATCTAAAGATTCATATACTGCAATTAATTTAACAACATCTGGATATCTTAAGCATATTTCTTCATCCTGAACTCTTAGACCATAATATTGATTATATGTTAATCCATCATTTATTGATGTATTAATTCCAACTCCAGATTGTGGATTTCTAGAGAGACTTACATTTATTGTTTTAGATCTGATAAATTGTTTGTTTTTACTTTGAATTCCATTTTTAACAAAAGTTGCATTTATTATAGCAATTTGTTTATTTTGGATATTTGAAAATGTTACTTGATCAGAATTTAAACTTAAAGTAACCTTATCAGAAGTTAATGACTCAATTGTACCATCTGAATAAAAAATAGAATATCTCTCTTCATCAAATGCTTCAAATTTTACAGAAGTGCTATTAATTCCAATATTAAAGTTTCCAGTATTTACTGTTAATGTGTTAGATGATGGTACAAAATTAGTGTTAGATTGTGCAGAAAAAGTGATGGTTGAAGAATTTAAATTGACAAATGATACATTTGAATTTGGAAGTTGAGCATATAAAAATGCTCTATTTTCATTTCTAAATTTTGGTATTCCTATTGAATAAGATCCTGTATAAGTTGATGCTGGTAGAGATCCATCACAAACTCCAGAAACTGAGTTAATTGCTGCTAAAGTTATTGATGTTAGTGATGGTGATATTGAGACAACTCTATTGTATACTTCAGTTTGTGATCCAGATTTTTGATATCTAATGATGCTATTTGTTGTAATTCCACTGAAAGATGCTGGTGATGAAACAGTTGCTTGACTAAATCCAAGAGACTCCGCAGAAATAGTAATAGTTTCAGTTCTACTTAAAGAATCTAAGTAAGTATCTGATAAAAATGAAGTCGAAAATCCACTTACACCAGTTGGTTGATGAATTGACTTAATATCTTCTACACCATGTGATTTTAATGATGAAATAGTTCTTGAATAAATTTCAGATCCATTAATGAGTATTTTTTCACCTACTGAAAAAGATCCAGAAGTTTGAGATACAGTTATAGTATTTGATCCATTTCCAGCATAAACTGCATATCCACTTGCACCACTACTTTTTCCCTTGATAAATGATGACTTTGGAATTTCTGCAGATGTGACAGATTGATTTAATACAATTTCAGTGTAAGTTTGAACATCATACAGATATAAATCCCAATTTGTTGATGTGTTAGCGTATGCAGAATCTGTAAGGTTAAAATTATAAATTCTAGCGGACCCAATAGTAGTTCCAGATCCTACGATATTTCCAGTTTTTCTTTGATTCTGCAAATATACTATTTCTTTTTGTTTTGGAGAACCACTTACGTTGTTAACTCTAATTAAGTTGCCCATTTCAAATGGGATATTTTCTGAAGAAACAGACTGTGTAGTTCTTGGTTTTGGAACATCAACTATTTCAACACCTGTTTTTTCAATATCATATCCTTTAACGTATGCTTTACCTGGAGAAAATTTAATACACAGTAAATCATCAGATGGAGTATTACCTTTTTCTGTCTTTTCATTCGCAAAAAATAATCCATCATTTCCAAGTCTATTATTCAACGAATTATTTAATGAAAATTGAAATGGAATTACTGAATAATCTCCAGATTCATCAAAAGTTCTTTGTGCAATGTAGTCTCTTATAATAGAATAACTTGACTTTGTTTGAATTTTTTTAATTGCACCATCTTGAATTCTTATAAGTTCTATAAAGTCAGTATCATCTAAATCATCTATATTTTTCTTAGTTAAACTTAAAGATATTTTAAATCTATCTGCACCTGGAGCTGCATAATTTGTAAACCCTTTTGCATTATCATACAAATATGAATCATCTTTTGCAGTTATTATTTCTTCACTTACTTTAAAACCAACCCTATATGATGAAATATTTGTATAATAGTCTAATATAATAGTTTGCTTAAGAACCTTTACAAAAGTACCTCTTACAAAATAAATGCCATCATTAACAGAAACAGATGAAGATGTAGATGTAGATTCTGAAGAAATAGTTGTAGCAAATGGAGTTTGTGCCTGTATTGTACTTACTGTTTCTGATGCATATAATTGCTCATTATCTTGAAATTGATTAATTTCAAAATTTGAATCTGAGTCAATATATTTTACATATAATGTTGGGTAATCAACTTCAGCATTTGGTAACTGCACTAATTGAACCGTAGCAGTAATTCCAGAAATTTGACCAGTTATCTTTTTACCAACAAAATTATTAAGGTATGTCGATATATCAACACCATATTGTTGGGAATTTAGTTTAACTGCAAAAAATTGATTATCGTAAATTACATTTCCAGGGATAACTACTGATCCTTCTTTGAAAATATTACTACCAAAAGATTCAATTTGGTTTTGTAATATTGACTGTAATGTGTTTAATTCTCTAGCCTGTATTGGAGTTCCTGGTTTAAATAAAACCTTGTAATAATTATTATCCCTTGCACCAAAATTCTCTTCAGCAAAATCATCAAAATATGGACTTACATTTAAATTAGTTTTTTGTGCCATTTTTTTTAAAATTCCAGAATAATTTTAATGTCTTCTTTTTGCCTAGAGTTTCTTGTTACAGATAATCTATTATCTATGTAAACAATTTCACCTGTCTTATTATTTATTTCAGGATTTGCAAGACCATTTGTAAATTCTACACCAAGATTTATAATTTTATTTGAAACTGTTGTTGTTACTCCAGAAAAATTTTTAACAGATGCATTCCAACCACTGCCTATTTTGGAAATTAAATCTGTAGAGTTAAAATTAATATTTTTTCCTGTTGAGTCAAAAAATGATGTTATTCCAACAGAATCAATATGAGTGCTTCCATCACCATAATATAAAGACCTATCTTGATAGTATTTTAAAACTTTAGTTTCTGAATCATATGATGCAACATAACCTAAAGCTTTTTTACCATTTGATTGAATTTGTTGTATCTTATCCCCAACTAATGGTGTTCCATCATTTATCGTATTCAACATTAAGGAATAAACTGATGAAAATTCATTTTGAGTGTATGTTGTAGTGTTTATTCCTGTAGAATCATAAACCTTTGGATTTTTTAAAATACCTACCTGAGAAAACTTAGTATCTACAGGAAAATCTTTGGTAGAATCATCAAATCTTGCATATATTAAAATTTTGTCTGCACCTAGTTCCTGATAAATATCAAATCCATGTCCTTTTGATGGTGGAATTACTGGAATTAACTCTGCATAAACTCCTGGAATACTTGAAGATGTTGTACCCAAATCAACAATTGCATAAGTATAATTTTTTCCTCCAGAAGTAACAACTACATCTGTTATTTTTCCAGAAACATCAACTTGAATAGAAACTGTCCCTCCAGAACCATCACCTACTAGTTTGCATGACTGACCATCTGCTAAACTATAACCAGAACCAGAATTTTCAATAAAAACTTTTTTAATTTGATTCTCGTTTAAATCTGAATTTGCGTTTTCTCTAACAGATATAATTTGAGAATCTGTAGATGATTCCCAATTATTTGGGATTGTTATATATTCAGTAGAATCAAATTTTATAATATCACTAGGAGAAATTGTATACAGATATTTCCAAACATAACCATCACTGAGTTTTGATGGTTCTAAGTCGGTAAAAGTTGGTTCTATTTGTGATATATTTCCTTTTGGCGATGATCCCGAAGATCCATTATCAATACAAATATAAACTCTATATTCAGAATTAATTACATAATAATTTGCATCATATAATCTTAATGAATTGGTTATTGGTGATGGATTAACTACACTATAATCTGATCTATACATTTCATACTTTTGTCCAGAAACCCAATCAATTTTTCTAATTACTCTTCTAATATTGGCAGATGTTATCTTTTTACCAAATAAGATAGTTGATTTGTAATGATTTAAATAATCTGTATTATCAATAGGATTTGGTGGTGTTTGATCCCAATTACTATCTCTACCAAAAGAATTAGAAAGAGAAGGATTAGACAACCCAACGAAAACATAATATGAATTTGAAGAGTCGTTAACAGAATCTACAAAATTCGATGCATTAAGTATTCTAAATTGATCTGTTACAATAGCAGACATTTGAATATTGTTTTTTTTATATTTATAATGAATTATAAGATCTTTTTAATTAGAGATCCATTATTTCTCAATCCATAATCTCTTCTTTGAATAGTTGGGAATGTTGATAATCCTGAATCTACTGTAAAACCAGAAACTTGAATTGATATCGGAGATACAGATCTAATATTTACACCAGATAATCTTCCCCAAGAAAAATTGCCAAGATTAGAACCATTTGTATTGATCCCAATTATTTGAGATTGTGAATGAACATTACATGTCACAACACCCAGTGATGGATTTATGCCACTAATATAATAGATATTATCTAAGAATGTTGTTCCGATTCCAACTATGTTTGAATTTACTCCATCAATTGAAGTAACTCCGTTTCCAACTTTTGTATTGAAAATGTAAATTGGATAACCAATAGAAAGATCACTTAGATTCGAAAGAGTGAAGTTTAAAGCTAAATCTGTTCCAACTCCAACTGTGGTTCCAATTCCAGTAATGTTGCCATATCTTCCAGTTACTTGTGTAACGTTATTAATCTTTTCATAAGTTGGATCTGGAAGAGGTACAAGAACTTGTGGTGGATTTGAAAAAGTATATCCAAAACCTGGATTTACAATTGATACATTCGATAAAGAACCATCCAGTATAGAAATAGATGCTATACATGTAGTTCCAATACCAACGCCAATTTTTGATGGTGGTGCAACACTAACAAAAATTGATGTTCCATTATATCCACTTCCACTATTATTAATTACCAGAGATTGTACAGTTCCAGATGAAGAAACTACAGCAGTAACTAATCCTGAAACTGGATCATTTTTTCCTGAAACAATCAAACCCCCAAATTCTATAGATACGTCTTCCTCATAATTGAATAATTCTGAATTGTCAACAAAAATTTGATTGTCATTCTGATTTATATTTTTAATTACCTTTGCAGTAGGGTAAATTTGAGATTCGATTGAATCTCTTTCTTTTGAAACTATATTTCCATTTATTATTTTATCAACTTTTTGTTTTGTTAGGTACAGAGGTTTTAAATTAATTTCATCTATACCTTGCGATGTATACTGAGTAGTCTCTATTTTATCTGCACCAAAAATGTCTGTAATTGTCCTTAAGTCTTGCGTAGTTGTTATACCAAGATAGTTATTATTGCTAAAAATCTGCACTTCATCACCTATCTTTAAATTGGCATTTGCATCAACTTGTAAACTATCAGAAGAACTTCCTCTATAGAAATAGATTGAAACTTTATCTTCAGGTTTTGGTGCTTGGGTAAATGTAAATGAAGTTCCGCCGTCAAATGTGTAAGATTCTCCGGGATTTTGAAGTATGCCATTAACAAAAATAACTAAGTTTGATGATAAATCGATTAATTGAGAATCTGCATTAGTTTGATCTACTTCAAAGCTTAATAACTCTGAATTATAATATAATGGGAATCTAATTCTAGTGCCATCTTGTAAATTCTTAATAGAATCTATGTAATCAAGTTCTCCAAATTGCCATGCAGAAAATTGATCGGTAAAAGTATCAAGAACTGTTAATTTGAATTCAGAAATTGGTTGAGTTAAACCGTATGCAGTGACCAGTCCAACTGGTTTGAATACATCACCCGGTCTAAATCCATATCCAGGTCTTGTAACTTTAAAATTAGTCACTTCAAATAATGTAGATCCTATTCCGGTTGTTGAAGAAGATCCAACTTCAACATTTAATAATAATCCTTTACCACACTCTGTAGTTGATCCAGTACTTAATCTGGAAACCCCAACAATAGGTAAACTGCTGTAACTTGGAGGAGAAACATTTATAATGGTGTTCTCTGTAGAATATCCCACTCCACCATTAATTATAGTAAATGATAGAGTTCCTCCTGCCCCAACGTTCGCTTGAATAATAGCACCGCTACCAGAAGAGTCGGTAATTGCAATTGAAACAGGACTTCTATATCCTGATCCCCAATTTCCAATATTTTTACCTAAAACATCTTGAGTTGGCACCACTCCAATTATAGAACCAATTCCCGGTGATGGATAATCTAATATTGCAGTTACAGATGCTCCAACTAGAGGTGCATATCCAAGACCTAGAGATGATCCTAAAGAAACTATTAATCCACCTCTAGGCAATTGATTTAGATTTACATCATAATCTGAGGTAATAACAGATTCATCATTTGGTGAAGTAATTCCTGTAAAGATTATAGTAGTGATTCCTACATTTGTATTTTGTTGAATACTAAAATTGTTTTCTGAATTATTTTCTGTTGAAGGTGCTTGGAATATTCCATTAATCAATACTATTCCATTTCCACCACTCAAACCTAAACCAATAGTATTGAGTCCAGATACTGTTAAATTATAAGTTTGTCCAATTCCTGTAAAACTTTGACTAATATTATCATAAACAGTATTTGAAGTGTAATCTTGTTTTAAGAATACTCTACCACTAAAATACGATCTTGCTTCTGGAAGTCTATCAGGATCTCCAAATAATTGATCTTCTAAACTACCTTGAGGTGGACTTGTAAAATGAATCTCACTATTTACAATATTAAATGAACCTCTGTGTAATGAAACATTTGATGAATTTGAATGTGTAGTTGCAGAAGATCCCACAAATCCTCTTTCAACGTTTACAAGAGGAATTGATCCACTAAAAGTTATTGGTCCAGAATAAGTTGTACCAAATCCAACATTTGTAACCTTTACATATTCATTATCAATTTTTAAAATATCTCCAATCATTATTGAAGATATTCCACTTAATCCTATAAAAGATGATCCAACGCTAACTGTTCCACCATTATCAACATTATAATCTAGCAAAGAATAAGCAATAGGTGATTGAATAATATTATCGACAGTAATGATACATTTTTCATTTTTCTTCATCATTTCAAGTTGATGAGAATTGCCCGATCCAGTTGAGGTAAATGTCACATAGATTCCAGCATTAGCATACTCTTTTCTTGTAGATAACTTAAATTTGTTATTATCAATTTTAATTGCATATACTTTTTCTGGAAGAAGATTTGTAGTTATTCCCGCATAATTTTGGGTAGATCCAATTCCAACAGAACTTGCCGCAACCCCAACAAATGTAGAATTTGGTCTATAAATTAATTCTTCCCCAGTACTGAAAAAGTGATTTGGAATATTAAATTCTCCAGAAGATAAGTTTAATATTAATGAATCTGAAGGATCAAAAGTTTTCATGAATATTGGAGTTCCTTGATACTCCAAAGTGAAAACAGTTTCATTTATATCATTATCATTTGGTGAAAAATATTTTGATACCCCAACAGATTCTCTAATATTTCCATATGTCAAATTTGGAGGAACATTTATATAATCATTTTCTCTGAAGAAAACTTCATTAAAACTCACTATATCAAAGTTTCCAGAAAATTCTTGATCAGGATAAAATTTTAATGATGTTAATGAACCATTATTTTCAACGCCAAATGTACCTATACCACCATTAGTTCCTACTGAAAGATATGGGAATTGAACAATATTTGAAATATTATCATCAATAATAAACATTAATTGATGTAAAGCACTTGTTTCTCCAATACTAACTCTTATAGTTGATTTTACTGATCTATATTTCAAATTATCAATATTTAATATAGAACTTGCAGTTGAAACTATTGATTGGTATGATGTGTATATTGCAGTATTTTCAGTTCCATCGATTTGTCCTGATTGTTTAAATCTGAAAATATTTGATGCTAAAGAAGTAGTTCCAAATCCAACATTTCTAGATCTTAAAATTACACTATTACTTGAAGTATTTTTATATTTTAAAGTTAAAATTCCACTGTCTATAGAAGAACTAAACTCTCCTATAGAATTGGAATTAATTAATCCGTCAATATTGTCAAAATAAAATTCGGCAAGATTTGAATTTACTCCATCGTGATCAACAAATACTTCAACATAGTTCATTTGATTACTTATTGAATCAAATATATGCACTTGAGAATGGATAGAATTTATATCTTCTATATTTTTTGCCAATAATGTTATTGTTGAACCAACAGAAACTGAATTAGAAAATCCACTTAATGATACATGTCCTACTGTAGTCACTCCTAAAGATGATGAAAAATCTGAAAAAGTTGTATTTAAATACTTTATATTATAAGATGTTAAATACTTTTCTTTTGGTTCAAAATTTAGATAATATTTTCCATCATCATCTATAAAACCAAAAATATCTCCAATTAAATTTGAAGTATATCCAGTTTCTGCAAAATCAAAATTACTTATAGAACCTTTTTCTAACGTAAAAATGTCAGTATCATCGTTTAAAACAATTACTTCATTAAACTGAACTTTGTTATAATCCGAATCAGATATTTGAACCAAATACCTATTAAATTTGAATGATGGTAAAATATTTGTAATTATAGATGAAGTTTCTATATTACCTATATTACGATCTAATGTTGAAAATTGAGAACTTATGTCATCTATTGTAAGTGTTCTATTAGTTCTAGATTCAATATAATTTGTTAATTTTTTATTTTTGAATTTTATAAATCTTGAAAGATTTCCTACTACATCTATATCGTTTGATAAGTCAAAATTGTTGATAGTATCAACTCTATTACTATCCACAATATCATATATCGAATAACTGTATTCTTTTGATGATGTTACTCCAATTTCTGCGGATTTTAATATTTGTGTGTCTGAAAAATTCTTAAGACCCGAAGGGTGTAATATACTATTAACTGGTGAAGAAATCTCTGACCATTCTTTACTCGATTTCACAGAATATGAAAGATTTTGATAATAATCATTATCTTCAATAACTTGAGTATCTTCATTTAACTTTCCAGTATTATCAGACCACCCAATATTTTTAGGTGTAGAGTAATCAATTATAAATTGACCCTTTGATTCTTTGACATCATTAATTGTTGCTATTGTTCCTGATTGAACTCCTCTAATAACTTGTTCAGGTAATAAATCATATGTTCCAGAAATTTTAACGTAATTGTTGTCAGACTCTAAAACTCTCAAATCTTGCTGTTGAAAACCTAATTGTAAATAGACTTCTACTTCTTCTCCAACTATAAAGTTTGAAAATAGTTGAACAGGGGTAAATTTTGGATAATTATCATAATTTATAATATTTCCGTATACACCTAGAATTGTTTTTGCTATTCCTGGATTTGTAGTAAATCCAGACAAATTAAATTCTAATTTTCTTTCTAGAGAAGTTCCTGCATTGATATAATTTGAAACTGTAAAAAATTGAAATCCGTGATCTGAAGAATTTAACCCATCACCATATCCTTCATTTTTTTCTATACCTTCAACAAAAATTCTATCACCTTGCTTAAATGGTTCTGAACCAAATCCAGTAAGTGGAGTAACCAAAAAGCACGTTACTATTCCAGAAGTAGACGATTGAACATTGCTTATATTAACTCCATTTGTATTATTAATTGCTCTAATTGTTACAATTGATTCTGGTAATCCTTTTGGTTCATTTTCTATTTTTACTGAATTAATAGAGTTTCCAAAAATGTTTGCTCTTAAAATGCCAGAGTTAATTTGTTTTTTAGTTTCCGAATCAATAATAATTAAATCTGGTGGTGAAATATAATTTTTACCACCATCATCTACTATAACTTCATTTACAGTACTTGAATTTTTTAACGTAATAAATTTGGCGATCGATGCTTGTGGTTTTAAAGTTTTATCGGATGAATATTCAAAACCTTCATTTATAAATTTAATTTGATTAATATTTCCAATAGAATTTGATTTTGGAATTATGTAAGCACCTGATCCATTTTCCGATATTACTTCTTTAAAAATAGGTATTTTTTTGTAACCAGATCCTAAAGATGTTGCTTTAACTTTTGAAATTCCTCCAGATACATTTTGTGAAGATGTTGTATAAATTAACTCATCACACTCTGATTGGTTATAACTATTTTTTTCTGGATAATTTTTTAAGAATATACTAAAAGTTGTACTACCTATTCCTGAAATAGAATAAGAACCATTATAATAACTATTTACAAAATTTATTTGACAATAATTTAGAACTTCTTTATCTACCTGAATTAAATTGCCATCTTTAGTTAGTGAGTAAAATAGAGAAACATTTGATAAATTATCATCATAGTTAATTATTAATGAAGCATCTGAAGAAACTCCTATAGATCCAGTTTTTTGTACTGAGAAAAAGTCACTAGATCCAGTAGAAATAAATTCATTATTAAAGTTTTCATCATAAAATAATTTAAACTCATATCCTTGTAAAGATAAATCTGAAAGATCAAAACGAAGATTTCTATTTTTAATAGAATCTAATTTTGGATTTATCAATGAAATAGATTGACTAGATCCTCCGGTGCTTCCAACACTTATTATATTTGGTACATTTTGAGTGCAGTCAATGTAAGTTTCACATAGTTTAATCTTATTCTCATCTATTTTATAGACAAAATAATCTGAATTATTTTCCAATCCAGAAGCAGGAGAATTTGCAGAATATCTAACTTTATCACCTGTTTTTAAATTATGTGAATTAATATTGAATATATTAGTTGTTATATCAACACTTGAAGATGAAAATGATAACGGATTTACTAAGATTACACTATTGTCAAGAGATCTTTTTATTTTTACTGAAGATGAAGATCCAATACCTACAGTAAGGTTTGGTTTAACACTAAGATTTATAGTATCATTATTTTTTAAATCATGTTCCTCATAAACTGTAATTGTGGATGATATTTTATTAATATTTCCTAATAGTGAATCAAAATTAGATTCTAAAGAATAATCATAATTATCTGACCCGTTATCAATAAAAAACAAACCATCGGATGTAGTGGTTAAACCAACTTGCGTTACTATGCCAATATAATCTTTCGATTTCTTAATTATATAAAGTTTTTGAAAATTTCCACTTGTTGGTATATAAAATTGAGAATTAGTAGTAGGATTTTTTACGTAAATTTGAAATGATCCTGGTGGTTTTGTAAAAATAACTTCTTGATTTGTTTTAAATGGGTGATTTGGTAGATAAATTGATTGAGTTGGTATTGAAACTGTATTATTGGTTTGAATTCCAACATTATAAGTTACAGAAATTCCAATTCCAGAAGTTGTTCCTACCCCTACTGAATTTTTTGGATTAAAATAAATTTTATCATTAATTTTTGATTCGAAATAATCTATTGATTTATCAATTGTAAAAGTATCTGGAACAAAATAAACTTTAGATGTTGAAGTGTGTGCAGATCCTGTAGTTTCTCTACTTACTCTAAGTATATTTTGTGATGCAAAAATATTTAATACTTGTAAAATCTCCCCGTCTATTTTTAAACTACTTCCTATAGAAATATTTTCTGGAATATAAGACACATATATGTCAGTTACAATTCCTGGAGAAGAGTAAGAAGGAATATCCTTAATTAAAACTGATTGATATGTACTTACACCAATTTTGTGAAAACCATTTAATTTGCTTAATGATGATGAAAATCCCGATATATTTACATAATCTCCATGATTTAAATTATGATTTGGGGTTATTTTTACTTTAATTTTATCAGAATTTACCCATGTAAAAACAGAATTATTATATGATGATGTTGAAGAATTTATACTTATAATATCTTTTCCAAGAACTTCTGAAACTTTGACTGTTAATCCTCCACCGTTTGTCTGATCTTCATCAAATTCTACTTGATCTCCAATTTTATAATCTTTTCCAGAATTTATAACTTCAAAATTTTCTACTACTCCTGAAGTAACAGATTCTACAACACTTACTTGATTTGTAAATTCATTTGATTCTGCAATAAAATCATTGTTAGCATATAAATCACTTATTTTGTATGGAAAAGTATTTCTAACAAGAATAGAGTTATTGAAATCAAAAGATTGATTTAAAGATTTGTTTTCATCTATAAATTTTGATCTATATCTATTTCCAATAAAATATGGAAACTGACCTACTGCATCACCATTATTATCAAAAACTGAAGTAGCAAAATATGCATACACACCATTGGGAAATTCTGGAGTTACACAAAATCTTCCATTACATTCATCAAGATCACCAGAATTTTCAAATTTATAATCATCGATGAAAAAACCTGGTGGAAAACTACTTGGTCTATTTGAAATATTATTAATATTTAAAGAATAACCAGAAGATAGTTTTTTTATTTCTGAATTTTTATCTTCTGGGTCTGAATATCCATAACAACCATAAATTGGATTTCCATCATAAGCCCATCCAATAATTGGAGAATGGGTTGTAGAATTTTCTCCAAAATTTTCTTGAATTATTTGCGAATAACCACTAACAAAATACTGTAAATTATTATAAGATGATCTTATAATTTCATTTGCCACAAATCTGTACCTGTAGTATCTTTCTTATACTATATTTATTCTCAAAATTTTAAATTAATCGTACAAAAAGTTATTATTGATTCTAAGAGATCTTACTTTAGGATTAAAAATAACTCCACTTCCTGAAGGAATAACTGATATTTTTGTATTGCTAGTTGAATAACCAAAACCTGGATTTATAACAATAATATCAGTTATTTTATTGTTAGTAATAACTGGTTTTAAAACTGCACCAACTCCATCACCAGAAACTGCAATATCTGGTAAAGAATAATAATCATCTCCACCATATTGAATAAATGCATCTTTGATCATACCATTAATAATGATTGGTTCTATTTGAGCATATTTTCCATTTTTAATCAATATTGAAGGTTTTTTATGGAAATTTATTATTTCTGATCCATAGTCTGAACCACCATCATAAACGTATAAGTGTTTTATTTTTCCCCTTACTGTTGGTGTTGCCTCAATTTTTCCCTTAAACTGAGTGCTTCCCAAACCGACTGTAGAATATTCAATGTTTAAAGAAATATCTGGATAATTAAAAATTTGATATCCCTGACCAGTTGTTAATAAATTAACGATTTTCTTTCTTTGATAATTTGATGTTATTGTACCTCCTATTCCAGCATCAGACAATTTAAAATTATCATCATCAACTTTAACAACGTAATAATAATTTGTTGTTGTTAATCCTGATATTGCTGTATCTACATAACTATATTTTACTAATTCACCATCATTGAATTGATGATTTTTAAATGATATTGTGTTATTTGTTGTAGATATTCCAGTTGGATTCACTATTAACTTTTGATTAGTGTAACCTTCTCCACCATTTATAATTTTTATTTCTTTTAATGTATTTTTAGGAGTAGTTGCAAATTTTTGTATTCCAGATGTTCCAATTGTAGTAAATCCTACAGTATTAATTCCTAGATTATAATCAGATAATGATTGATATAATTGAATTGTAGTATCGCTTATATACTTCGCATAATATGAAGATTCATTTTTTAATGTATTGCCACTACTTATGTTTAACCCATTAAAAGTATTAATTCCTAAAGGTTGACTGTTACCTGGTCGATATACAATAGTTTCACCATCCTTAAGATTATGGTCTGATAAAAAAGTAATTGTCTCATTTGTTATATCAACTCCACCACCATCAGATAATTGTCTTGCATCAAATTCAATTTCTCTTCTTCTTCTTTCAAAAACAGGTTCAAATGAACAACCACTACCATTTCCCCCAGTAACATTAACAGATACTGTAACATCAATATCAAAGTCTTGTGGAGAGATGTATATATTTTTTATTGATCCTTCAACTACAGGTTGAACTAGTGCATTTCCTGATGATGGATAGAAAAATGGAGGATTTATAACATCATAATCTTTACCACCATTTAAAACATCAACTGAATCTAATGGTCCATAATATATTTCATCGTCAGATTTATAGTTTAATATTTCAACACCATTAATTAACATTCCAATAGAACCTGGTTTTGTTTCTGAACTACTTAAATTTTGAGTATTCAGGGGAAATTTTCTTAATATTTTTTGTGGAGATAAAACTTCACCTGTTTGACTACTTAACGTAAAATTATGAGTTCCTGATGTCAATTCTCCAAAATTTAGATAATTTTCAGTACCAACTGCAGATCTAGAAGAATACAGTCTTATTTGATTATCATTAAAGACTTGAACATAATATAATCCTTCAGACAAACCTGAAATTGGAGAATTTGATGGTTTATAATAAACTTCATTTCCAGTTAAAAATGAAATATTTTCTGAAAAAACAATTTTTGAATATAACAATGTGAGTGTATTTTGATCTGTAACACTGGAAGCATTATATGAGAAAATATTTTTAGATATCTGATATGATGGTAAAGAATTTGATGCAACATACATGTAGTCATCATTTTCATTATAGACATTCAAAATATCTGGTAGAGTTGGATCATACTCCAAATCAACTTGTAAACTTGATGCCTTTTTAGTTTTTCTTCTTACATCATAATCAAAACTTTGTGAAAGAGTAAATCCAATATCTGTAGTTATTTGATTTCCAGAAATTGATGTTACTCTTAAATTAGATTTAACAATAGTTTGAGAATCTCTGAATAAAATATCAATTGTATCACCTACTTTTAAACTTGATTTATCAATTTCACTTTTTAAAGTAACTTGTGATATTTGTCCAGATTGAAATGAATCTATTTGATATCTTGAACTTGTATTATAGATCCAACTATTTGCAAAAATTTGCTTATGTGATGAATTTACACTTGGATTCTTTATAACTTCACCAACACTTTTAACATTTATATTTTCACCGATACTAATTGGAGAATTTGTAGATACTGTTTCATAACTAGACAAAACTCCAGTTATTCTTATTTCCACTTTTTTTGTTAAATCGCCATCTTCGTAACCATAATAAGTTTCATCAGAAAAAATTAGTGATGCAGTTGATATTCCAGATTTAATTCCAGAACATCCAAAAAATTGATTTACACTCTTGTCAGTGTATGTTATTTCATTATCGCCAGAGTAAAGAGTTCCTGAACTTGCAAATCCTATTGTTGAATCTACACTAATTACAGAACTGCCAACACTTACATAATCTGTATTTTTTGTTGAACCTGTAATGTTAAAAGATCCCGTAATTGTTGGAAAAGAGTCATCATATCCAAGAAAAAGTGAAAGTTTATAATATGTTTTACCCCTTCTGTTAATTATTTCTACTTCCGATACTGATGCTGTAGTTAAAGGATCGTTAGTTTTTGTAATAGTTTGACCAATTAGTTTATAAGGATCTCCAGAAATTTGATCTGCAACTACTACTCTTCTTCTTAAATAAGTTGATGCTGATGGTTTAATTAAGAAATCTTCTAAATTAATTATTTTTGGAGTTTCTCCAAATAATACATTAAACAGAATTCTGAAAGATTCTTCTGTTCCTTTTGATTGATAAAGAGTTTTACATTCCTTTATAAAATTACCTACATTTAAATTATCTACAAATTTAGTATCAACTAAGTCTGGAGTTAAAGTATACTTAATTTTTTTAAAGAATTCTTGTAAAAATAAAGAACTTAAATTTTGTACTGGAGAATTTTTTAAATGAGAATTTGATTCTGAGGTTGAAAATACTAGTTCTTCATATTCTAATTCTTTATGATAGTCAGTAACACCTGAAAATCCACGAATACATCCAGTAAAAGTATTTGTTGTAATTCCAGTGTATGTAATAATTTCATCATCTATTTTTAATAATCCATAAGTTTTTGGAAATCCTTTTGTACTAGAAACCTGAATTGTTTTATCTGATGAAGAAATGTCATTTGTTAGAGATGTAAAACCAACAATGATCTCAGGAACTAAGTTATCGAGTTTAGAATATTGATCAAGATTTTCTACAATATCAATTGAACCACTTTGATATTCTTGAGATATGTAATACTGCTTTAAAAAATCTACTGTTTTTGGACTTTCATCTAAAATAAATTCTGGAAGTTGACTACCAATTATTTGTTGTATTTTTACTCTCGAATCAAAATTATTTTCTACCATATTATAACCTCTTTAGACTTCCATTTGAATAACTTGATCTGTAATAATCACTTGTAGAAAATACTACTCCAGATATATTATCTCCAGAAGCAATAACATCTCTGATCATATTTATTTTACTTTTTGATATATCAAAGACCAAATAAAGATCTTTGAGACCTATAATATCATTTGATTCAGGAAAAGCTTGAATCTCAATAATGTCCTGACTCAAATCTGTTGAAGTAATAATAAGTGGATTAATCATAATCTCTCCAGTTTCATAATTTACCGTACCTGCAGATTCAACAACAACTGGAGTTTTAAGATTTGATATAGTATCTACTCCAACTAATACTGGAGTTTCTTTCACGATAGAAAGTGTTCCCTTTCCTGTTAATGATCCATCTAAATTTTTAATTGGAGTGTCTGTAAAATATACTGTTTCTTGTGACTGTCCACTAATCTTAAATCCAGTTGATTTAATGTTTTTACCATCTGGATTTACATGAAATTTATTTCCAAAACATATTTCATATTGTGTAGGGGAATTAATCAGTGCCTTAAGATTTCTTCTTATGATGACTTTTGTAATATTTGATGTAATTGCACTATCAGTGTTATCAATTACTTGTAAAACTTTACTGTACTTAAATCTGCCACCAAAAGAGTTTAAATCTGATGACTGAGAATATGAATTCAATGATTGAGTTACTCTTGTCTTTAAATCTTCACTATTTGCAACTTGAAAGTAATTATAATAAATTGAAGAATCGATTTCAACATAAAGTATTTTTAAGTCTGCAATTACTGGATTAATTCCTGTAATTGAATATTGCTTGAGTTTATTTTTTATTTGTAATTTATCAAAATCTGAAACAAATGTTCCATTTTTTGGTTTGATACTTATGAATACATTTCCGTATTGTGGAGGATCAAGTTCTTCTCCACCAACAACAGATACTGATTCGGTCTGTGGATATATTTTTGTTTTCAGTAAAGATTCGTAATCTCTAGGTGTAACTGCTCTGTATTGAGAAGAATATAAACGAGGAGCGTACTTTTTAATCGAATCAACACTTTCAATCTCAGATCCATTTTGCGCTGACTGAATTGTGGTCACAGATATTGAATTATTTGGCAATTCAACCGCATCATTTTCATTCTTAAATGAACCTGCGAAGGTAAAAGAACTTGTACCATTACCATCTTTACCATCGGTAATAATATAAGTTACTGTAATTACTGAGTTGTTATCAAGTTTTTTTCCAAAAACCCCATCTCCAAAAAGAATTTCATATTTTTCGTCCTTAACTTCTTGAATTAAATAAATTTCAGATCTAGAATCAACATCAAAAATATTGTCAGCAAGGGAATACAGTGTTCCAATTCCGGTATCATTAATTCCTTTTACATAAACTCTGATTGTTGATGTATCAATAAAAGAGTTATCTAAAATAAATCTTTGATCCAGTGATGCTTCAACTGTAAATTGTTTCTTAAGAAATGTTCCTTGTTTAATTGTAAGATTATCAAAAGACGCAACACCATTGATGACAGATGCTGTTACATTTTCTGGAACTGAAAATACGTAAGAAGTTCCACTCACTGATCCAGTACAAACCAATCCTGCTTGCAAAGTCACAGTTGATGTAGAACTTTGTGGTTCTACATTAAAAGATACCACTGCGCTTGCAGAAGTTCTTGATCTAGGAACATAACCAATATTTCTAACCAGTGATACTACATTTTCTCTAATGGTTGCAGAGTCTAAAAAAGACTCATTAATGACCATATTAGAGTTAAATGCAGTAATATATGTGTTATATGCTAATGTATCAATAAGAACTGAAAAATTAGACCCCTCAAAGTCAAAATCCGTGAAATTGGAATTTGCACGAAGATAATCTTTTATAGAGATCTTGATTTGATCAAAATCTAAATTGGTGAACTTAGTAAAAGGCATTTTATCTTGTTGCCTCTAGTATAAATGAAAATTGTTGAGTTGGAATTTCTTGCCCAATAATATTAAATGTGACAGTTATTTCAAATTCATTTAAGTCTGGTATTGGATCTACCTGAACAATAACATCATTTACTCTAGGTTCATAATTATTAATCACTTCAATAATTTGATCTTGAATTGTAGAAGCAGTTGCATAATCTACAAATTCAAACAAACTTCTTCGAACATTTGAACCAATTGTAGAATTAAAAAATCTCTCAGTTGGAATTGTTTGAACTAAATTACGAATTGATCGTGAAATCGATCTTTCATTGGTCAAAATAGGTAGATCCTTTGTGACAGGATGAGGGTCAAAGGATAAACTAATATCTTTAAATGATCTAGATATCCTAGTTATTGCCATCGATAATTAAATTCTTTAGTTATTTATTAAAATTTCCAAGGATTTCCAAAGGATGGTTCTGTTCCATATTCCCAATCATCATAATCTTCATCATTTCTAATTTTTTCATGCAAATCTAACTGCTTTTTAAAGTCATGTCTTGGTGCCAAGTCATGCATTACTTCTTGAATCACTCTTTTTTGAGGGGGATTATAGTCAGTGACTAGTTTTTTAGTTCCCCACATGTCATACATGTAATTTTGGTCTCTGTCTACGGGTAAATTTGACACTTTTAGCTCCTGTTTTAATGAATAAAACAGAACTTTTATAAAGGAGGTTGCTATCTCCTTATTTCTATTTAACGATCTAATTCTCTCAATGAATATGAGTCTGAATTGAGGTATTTTAGTATCTCAAGGGCGATTAATTTTGGATTTCCTTCACCACAAGTGTAAACATCGATTGCTATACACCCTTTTTCTGGCCATGTATGACATGAAACATGACTTTCTTCAAGGGCAATGACTACTGTGCATCCTTGAGGATTGAAACAATGCGAAAAAATGTTCAAAATTGTCATTTTTGCACGTTTTATTCCTTTCTCCATGACTTCTTGAAGAGATGCTGAGTCATTGAGAAGAGTAAAATTGACATTATAAACCTCTAAAAGAAGGTGTTTACCCATTGAAAAATGTTCCAATTCAGTTTGGTGCAAAAAATCTATTTATTTGACCCAAAAACCAACTCTATCGTAACTTTTACATTTAATAAATCGATATCCTTCATAAATTTTATCTATTTTTTGTCCCCAAACAGGTATTGCAACGGAATTATTGTATCTAAAATTAGGATTTTGACGAAATTGCACCTCAATGAGGTTACCATTTATAAATTCACAGTTAATCCACTTATAATTTCCGACTAAATTCTTCAAAATGTCTGGAAAATCGACCCGTTTATCTATTTTTTCCCATTTTTGCCATTTATAAATTGGATCATCAGAATTACGAGTGCCTAATATTGTTAAATCTTGGTTTTGATTGCAATAATCAACACTTAAATGTTCACCTTCAAAGATTTCACACCAAAATTCAGAGGGATGAAAGTCATCTGTTGTTTTTTCAATCCATTCTTTACGTGCAAAGCGACTCATTCCAAATAAGTTAAAGGATGGTCGAACAATATAAAAGTCGGGTTTAGGAACTGTAGTCCCAGAAGGACCACATGTATACCCTAAACGCCGACTTAGAAATAATTTATTATAAACCCATAAATCTTCGGAATGTATATGATTCCATTCATCATCACATTCTAAAAGATACATTATCCTTTTCCCTGACCCCTATACT